GCCCTATCAACCAATGATGGGGCTTTTTTATGGCTACTACACCACGCAAGACACAAGTACCAGGTGCAGCAAAGCAACCTGCAGAAGTAAAAACAGAAGTGGTAGAAACCACTCAACCAACCACAGCTGAACAGGCAGAAGCTGCGTTAGAAAGCATCACTGGCGCTGATCCTTCTGCTAATGAAAATGCGCCAGAAGTGGCTCTTGTACCCGTAGAGCAGTTTGATGCTGTAGCGCAAAAGCTCGCTGAAGCTCAATCAAAAGCACAAAGCAAAACTGCAGCACCACAAGCACTTGAATCAAAACCTGCCGAAGTTAAACACATTCACGGCGTATTGACTGATCGCGGCTGGGATTCAGCAGGGGGATAACCATGGGATCAAAACCAAAAGTAGTGAAGCAGGACCCAGAAGGTGATGCACGTCGTGCAGCTGAAAAGGCCACAGCAGAAGCCAATACTAAAAAAGCCATGCGTCGTACTGGAAACTCAGCGGGTAGCAGTATGAGCGTATTGGGTGGGGAGGGCGGTAAAGAGCCGACAGGTCTTTCTGGTGCATTTTCTACATTTTCAAATGACCAAAAATCAAAACTAGGTGGTGGCTAATGCAAAACGACGCTCGCAAATACTGTACCCGGTTGGGACAACTCAAAGCTGCGCGTGCACAGTATGAGTCGCATTGGGCTGAATGCTATCGGTTTGGTGCGCCTGAGCGTCAGCAGTCCTTTGCTGGAAGTGATGTAAAGAATCAGCGTGAGACTGAGCGTGCGGATCTGTATGACTCAACCGCTGCCGATTCTGTTCAAGTCCTTGTTTCAATGATCATGAATGGTGTAACGCCTGCAAATGCAATTTGGTTTAAGGCTGTGCCAGATGGTATTGATGACCTATCAGAAGTCACGGAGGGTGAGCGCTGGCTTGAAGATGTGTGTCAGTTCATGTGGCGCAATATCCATGGTGCAAACTTTGACAGTGAGAACTTCGACACGATCACGGACGTTGTCACTGCTGGATGGGGTGTGATGTATGTCGATATTGATCGTGAGGCAGGTGGCGGTTATGTGTTTGAGTCGTGGCCAACGGGTAGTTGTTTTATCGGATCATCACGTGCTGATGGCTTGATTGATACGATTTACCGCGAACATGAAATGACAGCTGAAGCCATGATTAATACTTATGGTGAGAAGAATTGTCACTACACGGTTGTCGATACAGCAAAGAGAGCACCAGATACTAAACTGAAGTTATTGCATGTGATCCAGCCGCGTAAACAGGTGGGTGCTGGTCAGATCAACAAAGCCATGCCGTTTGCTTCTTATCATATTGATCAGAGCAATCAGCACATGCTGAAAGAGTCTGGTTATCACGAATTTCCTTGCTCGGTACCACGTCTGCGCAAACTTCCAAACTCGGTGTATGGCAATGGTCAAATGACCTTGGCTTTGCCTGATGCTAAGTCATTAAATGATTTGATGAAGAACACACTACGTTCTGCGGATCTTCAAATTGGCGGCATGTGGATTGCTGAGGATGATGGTGTTTTAAACCCGCATACTGTGCGTATTGGTCCACGAAAAGTGATTATTGCCAACAGTGTTGATTCAATGAAACGTCTGGATGATGGCGTGAACTTTCAGCTTTCTGAATACCTATTGACCAACCTGCAAGGCGGGATTCGTCGTCGTCTTATGGCTGACCAATTGCCACCAATCGGCACCAGCAACATGACTGCAACAGAAATCAATACGCGTGTCGAAATGATCCGTCAGCTACTCGGGCCGATGTATGGTCGTCTGCAAACTGAATACCTGAAATCCATCCTTGATCGCTGTTTTGGTTTAGCTATTCGTTCAGGTGCTTTAGGACAGCCACCACAGGAGCTATGGGGTCGCAATCTATCCTTTAAGTTTGTGTCGCCACTGGCACGTTCTCAGCGCATGGAAGAAGTCTATGCCACTGAGCAATACATCATGAGCATGGCAAATGTGGCTGGTGTTGATCCGACAGTCTTGGACAATATTAATTTTGATGCCGTAGCTACAGTGACTGGCTCGGGTCGCGGTGTTCCTCAGTCGATCATGCGCACAGCCGATGAAGTTCAGCAGTTGCGTGAATCGCGTCAAAAGGCACAAGAGGAACAGGCTCAAGCACAGCAGCAACAAGCCATGATGGAAATGGCGGGCGGTGCGGTGGCAAAAGGCCTTGAAAAGCAGATAGGTGCTGAACCAGCAACGGGAGTGATGCAGTAATGGAATTCAAATATTTATTAGTAGCACTGGTGTTTTCTCACTTCCTATGTGACTACGCACTACAAAATGATTTTATCGCGAAGTTTAAAGCTCGTTTGGTTGATGGCAAATATAACCCGATGTGGATATGGATTCTTACGGCTCACGCTTCAATCCATGCCTTACCAGTGTTGATCTTAACCAAGTCTTTAAGCCTGACATCACTAATGTTTATCACACACTGGTTTATTGATCTTTGTAAATGTGAAGGCCGTATTTCCTTTAATCAAGATCAATGGCTTCACCTGATGGTGGTATTCGGCATTGCGGTAATTGGAGCGTTGTTATGATCGTAATTATCGCAGTACTGACAATTCTTCTATTGATTGCATGTGTGGGGTGGTGGAGCTGCTATCGGTCTAAGCAGCTTGTAGAAGCTGTGAGCGAATTTAATAGAAATGCGGTTAATGATCTTCAGCTTTGGCTTCATGAAGAAAAGCTAACGGTTGAAGCACTTAAAGCTGAACTTTCTGAACGCCCATTACCTGAAGCGAACAAAGAAAATGAACCGGATGAAGTCGGCACATTTGTCAAAACACGTATGAGCCGACCAGCCACACCAGAAACCTACCGCAATGTCTTTGATCTGGACGTAAACGGCCAGCGAATCCTTGCGCATCTAGCCCACATGTACACCACTAAATCGACCTATGTACGCGGTGGCCATGATGCAGAGCGCGAGTCCTGTTTTCGTGCAGGTCAGGCGGATGTGCTTGGCTTTATCTACAAACAAATTAACCGTGCAAACGATCCAGATTATAAAGAGGAACAAGTAAATGACTGATCTAGTAAATAACGAACAAAATCCACAACCAACTGAACCAACTCCAAGCGTTTTAGGTGCGCCACCTGCAGAGCCAAATCCGACTGATCCACCTGCAGAGCCAGTTGTCGCAACTGGCGCACCTGAATCAATCGATGGTTATCAGGTCGAAGTGGAAAACTTCAATTTTGATGAGTTCAAGGCCATTCCTGAAAATCAGGAGTTCTTAGAGCGTGCGCGTGAAGCTGGGCTGGATAATGGCAGCCTGAATTTCTTGCTAAAGGAATATAACGAGCTGATTCCTGCGCTCATGGAAAATAATGCCGCACTGGACAATGAAACCACGGTCAAAACTATGACTGAAGCATGGGGAGCTGAAGCTGAACAGAACTTCGGCTACGCACAAGCGGTGGCAGGCAACCTGATTGCAAACGGCGTACTGACTGCGGAGGAGGTGAACGATCCGTCATTTGGTAACAATCCGCTGGTGTTGAAGATGGCAGCGTACTTTGGCCAGCAACTGAATGAAGATACACCCCCGTCTAACACACAACAAAGTGGCGGTTTGGATGTTGAATCATTAATGCATTCGGAAGCGTATTTGAACGAAAGCCACCCTGATCATAAGCGTGTCTTTAACCAAGTTCAGAACTTCTATCAGAAGCAATACAAATAAGGGGTAATGTATGCCTATTGTGAATGAAAATAAAATCACGGCGGCCTTTGTTCAGCAGTTCCATGACAACTATGAGTTGGCATCACAACAGAACGAAAGCCGTTTATTAAAAACCGTAGTAAATCGCGGAAAAATCGTGGGTGAATCATTCACCATTAACGATATGGGTCAAGTTGAAATGGCGGCTTCTGGTGCGCGTTTCGGTGATACAGCTTGGACGATTCCTGATGCTGGTACTCGTAGCGTCTTGATGAATGACTTTGATCTGTTCATTCCTATCGAATCACGCGACATTCCGAAGCTGAAAGCGCATCCAAACGATAAATACATCAAGCTACTGTATAACGCGAAAAACCGCAAAATTGACGATATCGTTTACCAGGCTGCAATCGGTACAATTAATCGTAAAAGCGTTGCTGATAACGGCACAGCAACAACCACAGCAACCGCATTGCCAGCAGGCCAGATCATCCTTTCAGGCTTTGGTACTTTGAAGCAAAAGATTATTAAAGCAAAATCTATCTTTCGTAAAAATGAAGTAGATGAGCATAACGGTGAGCAGCTCTACATCCTTTACACATCGGACATGCTGTCAAGCATTTTAGGTGACACTACACTGACATCTGCCGACTTTATGGCTGGAAAAATGCTGCAGGATGGTGGTGTTGGTGGTAAATGGATGGGCTTCAACTGGATTCCATACGAAAAATTAAACCAAGGTGCTGCGGTGGGTGAGCTTCGTACCGTTGCTTACTGTGGATCTGCAATTCATTTCGGTGAAGCGGATATTACTGGCTTTGACATCACCACACGTTCAGACAAGAAAAACATCAAGCAGGTTGGTGGTGTGCATTCTCTTGCAGCAGGCCGTGCAAACGAGAAGAAAGTCGTTGCGATTGACTTTGTTGTCTAACTGGTAGGGCTTTGGCTCGACATCTTGGGCATGGGGTGTCGGGTCTTTTTTAATAACTAGAATGAGCAAAGATCATGAATGACCCGATTAAATGTGGACACGATTACTTAATTTGCGGGCCTGTGATTAAGGGTGTGCAACAGTGTTACGGATGCGGGCACTTTCTAGTTGTTGATGTCAATCAAGATTTAAAAATCCTTTCTGTACATAAAGAGAATCCAAACATGAGTAATTCTGAACAACAAATCGAACAAGAAATTCAAGACAAAGGTTTAAATGCTCCACGTTTAACGCCTGATCACATTGATGCTCAAATCACCGGTGAACAATATTTTGTTTTCCCTGGCACAACAGTCACTATTTGTTTGCTGACATTGGTTAATGGTTTTACTGTTACTGGTGAAAGTGCATGTGCAAGCCCTGAAAACTTCAATGAAGAAATTGGCCGTAAGATTGCACGCGATCAAGCACGCGATAAGATCTGGCTGCTTGAAGGTTACCTACTAAAAGAGAAATTACATTCAGGTAAGGAATTTAATGCTGCTAGTGGTGATAACTTAGTTTCATCTCAAGTACATAGTTTGGGTGGGGCTTTAGCACCATATCAGCCAAGTGAGTACGAAAAGATCAACTCAAAAATCTACTTATACAAAGAGTTATTATCAGCTGAAGTATCGGATGATTTTAAAAGCGAAATCGAAAATAAACTGCGAAATGCAGTAGTTGCTATCGAAGCGTTATAACTCTAACACCCAACAAACCTCACTTAAAAACCGCTTATTTTTAGATATGCGGTTTTTTAATGGATAAAAATTATGGCAACACAAATCAAACCAGGCTTCAGCGATATTTTTAAAGACAAAACCACATTCACCAGTGAAGAACATTATCTCGATAGTCAAACTTCCCCAGCATTAGGGTTGTGGGTAGGAGTTACGGGTGCAGGTCCAGTTTATATCGAAGTGAAAGGAAATGACGGTGTATGGCGTACATACCCTGAGTTGACATTCACTAGCACTACAGCACAGCTAATTAACTTAAAGCGCGGCTATATTCGTTTTCGTTTTGATGCAGCAGCAGCAACCACATTAGAGGTGTCTGCATGATCAGAAACTCAATTGCTAGAGCTGTTTCCAGTCTTGTTACAAGACCTGTAAACGGCGCAAAACTCAGCTTTGAAATTGTCATGAAAAAGCTATTTGCGAATGGCGAGCAAGGTTTTTGGTACGATCCTAGTGATATGGGGACGATGTATCAAGACGCCGCAGGAACCACTGCGGTAAATGCTTCAGGTCAGCCTTTAGGGTTGATGTTGGATAATAGCAAAGGTCTGGCGTTGGGGCCTGAGCTGATTACAAATGGTGACTTTAGTGCCGGAACAGATGGATGGACGTTAAGAGCAGGCACGGCATACTCAGTAACGAATGGAGCATTAACTATCACTAACACAACTGCTGCTGAGGGATACGCAGAAACACTTACTGCTGTTGTAGCTGGTAAGTGGTACAAACTTACGTTAAACGTGCTTAGTGCAAGTCGAGCATATTCAGGCAGCACAACAGTAGGCGGAAAAAGAAATGCGCTGAATGGTGTAGGCAGCAAGTCAATTATCTTTTTAGCTGTATTAAATAGCGCTTTAGCGATAGGAACCAATTCTGCTATTTCCGGCGATAATATTACGATTGATAATGTAAGCGTAAAAGAGATACAAGGCAACCACGCCTACCAAACCACATCCGCAGCACGCCCTATTTTACAAGATGCCCCACGTCGAATTGATTTTGACACTGTAGACGACAAGCTCATCACAAACTTACCGACACAATTAACCGGCTGTACAGTGATTCGCTCTGTACCAAATGTTGGGACTCAAATACTGACAGGTCAAATCATCCCTGCGACCTATGAGGACAACAAAGACCATTGTGGGCTGATTGTGATTAACAGGGCTTTAACTCCTAGTGAAACCTCAGCTATTGCGGCTGAATTCAATAAGAGGGCTGGTGTATGAAATTCAACTTATCAGTCGTAAACATCATCCCCGATGCTCACAAAGACGCGATTAATCAAATTGCAGAGCTTTATGGATGCGGTGAAAACAATCTATCTGTAAAGTTAATTGACAGTAATGGCGTAATTTATTGGGGCTGTCATTCATGGTGGAAGCCTGAAGATTACGCAGTATTTAGTGATGATGAATTACGACAGCAGGTAGTGCCTGCCGAGTTACAACCATCACTCGAGTTCCTGTATGAGCGCCTAGTGCTTGATGGTGATGCTCAAGAGAATTGGACGGCTGCATTAGCTTTACATGGGCTTTCTGAAGTTCTGGAAGAAACACAATAAACTCCACCACAAAAGCCCTCAAGATCATTAAAACTTGAGGGCTTTTTTATGACTTCTACAAACGTATCCATCTGCAATGAAGCACTGAGCATGATCGGTGCCAAGACAATTCAATCCTTTGATGACAATACTGAAAATGCACGCCGTTGCGCTTCGATCTATGACACTACACGCAAGGCATTATTGCGAATGCATCCATGGTCATTTGCTAAGAAACGCGCACAGCTTGCACCAGTGACCACGCACCCGACATTTGGTTATGAAAACTCTTTCCCGTTGCCGCATGACTTTGTGCGTGTCATTAGTGCGGGTGTTGAGAATTATGAAATTGAAGGTCGCCATATCCTGGCTAATACCAATTTGATCAACCTGCAGTATGTATCGGATCAGGACAATGAAGAATTATGGGATTCATTGTTTGCTGAATGCATGGTGCTGTATCTGGTCCATAAGTTAGCCAAGCCGATCACAGGCAGTCAGGCTGAGTCAGATAGTGCATGGCAGAAGCTTAACAACATGCTGAAACAGGCACGCGCCATCAATGGGCAAGAACGACCAGCGCAAGACTTTGCAGCAGATTACACCGCTAATTTGATAGGAGTGCGCTATTAATGAAAACTGTCATCATGAAAAACAACTTTAGTGCTGGGGAGTTAGCACCCACACTATACACTCGGACTGATATTCAACAGTACAGCAATGGTGCAAAGCGACTGCGCAATGTATTCCCACTGGTTGAAGGTGGCGTGCGCAAACGACCAGGCACGTTTTATCGCAACCTGACGGCTGGTGCGATCCGCTTAATCCCATTCATTGTGAACTCTAGCAGCGCCTATCTACTTATCCTAAAAAACACCAGCATTCAAGTGTACAACCCGCGTACAAAAACAGTTGTCACCACGCTGGCTTCGCCCTATACAGCAGCACAGATTCCAGATATTCAATATGTTCAATACCGTTTTGAAATGTTCATTACTCACAGTGCTGTGCCGGTACAACGCTTACGTTGTAATGAAGCCTTTGACAACTGGGCGCTAGATGCCTTTGTTTTTACCCATCCACCGATTGACTCAGACAATGCTCGCTACCCATTTCGTAAGGGCACGCCATCTGGTGGTGATATTGGCGCCTTTGTTAATTTCACGCTTGATGCTGTAACAGCTTGGTCAAATACTCAGACCTACCTACTTGGTGACGTGGTGACGTATTCGGGGGCTTACTATCAGGCAGCAAGAGATAACACGGGCGTACAACCAAGCACATCGGTTGCTGATTGGGTGGTGGTGCCAAACGCAGATGGGGCTGGATTTACCGTGGATGATGTTGGGCGCTACGTTGATGTAAATGGCGGCCTGATCAAAATCACAAAATTCAACAACGTGAACAGCGTCAGTGGGGAAGTGGTAAAAAAACTGGATGCTGTCATTAAGGCGATTGAACGATCATGGATCATTCAACCTTTGGCATTTAATTCAACGGATGGCTATCCACGGTGCTGCACCTACTTCAAGCAACGACTGGTATTTGCCAATACTAAAAAAGCTCCAAACAAAATCTGGTTTAGTGCAGTTGGCGCTAATGGCACCTTCCTTGAAACTACAGAAGATGGTGATGCATTCAGTATTGTTTCCGCATCAGGATTATCTAATTCAATTTTATTTCTTGAAGCACAACGTGGTGTGATCTGTTTGACATCGGGTGGTGAGTTCATGGTGGATTCAGATGGCGGCCTAACACCAACCACAGTGAACATTGCTGAGCATTCAGCTTATGGAGCCTATGCGGTAACACGTCCAGAGCGTGTGGGTAATGAATTGTTATTCGTACAGCGTGGCGGTGAGCGTGTGCGTGCATTGACTTATCGCTATGAAGTAGATGGTTTGGTATCGCCTGAGATTAGTACGCTGGCTTCACATATTGGTGAAGATCATCTTGGTGTCAGCCAAATCTCATATCAGCAAGAGCCTGAATCAATTGTGTGGTGTGTGCTGGGAGACGGAAAAGTGGCTTCAATCACGTTCAATCGTGATCAGGAAGTGCTGGCATGGGCGCAGCATGACTTTGGTGGATCAGTTAAAAGTGTCTGCTCATTGCCAACAGCACTGGGATCTGATCAAGCATTCATGCTGATTGAGCGAAAGGGCAATATCTATCTTGAACAAATCTCATTTGATGCTTATCTGGATTCTCAAGTGGATATTACATTGGATGGAAATATGATCAGCAAGTCGCAGTTTGACCGACTGAATGGTATTTCTGTTTATTGCGAAGATGGCGAGACAGTCACTGAGATTGAATACATCGTGGATGGAAACTTTCTACAGGTTGATGCGGGTCTGTCAGGCAAGACCGTTTCTTTTGGCCAAACCTTTGAATGTGTGGCTGAGTTGTTCCCGCCAGAGCTAAATCAAAGCCCACTATCTTCCATGATGCATAAGGCTAAAGTGGATCGAATTGCCTTCTTTTTTAATAAGACACTGGGCGCATCCATCAACGGTGAGCTGATCGAGACATTCACCTTTGATGACAATCTTTTAGGTCCTGCAAAACCGTACACAGGCTTTCATCTTGAGGAGGGCGGCACATGGGAGGATTTGCATAAAGTGCCTTTGGTTATCTCACACAACAAACCGCTACCTTTTCACCTGCAAGCTATCACCATGCAGTTATCAATTAATGAGAAATGACATGCAAGTTCGGCCAGCAACACTAAAAGACATGCCTAGTCTGCTCACTATGGCGCGGCAATTTATTCTTGAAGCTCCCAACTATTCAGGTCGAGAGCTTAATGAGGATGCCCTAGAGGAAAACCTTGCAGCAGTTATTCAGGGGCAGGGCGCTATTTTTGTGACTGAACATAAGAATGCTTTAACGGGTGGCATTGTCTGCTTAACAACAAAGGATTGGTTTAATAATCAGGTGATTGCTTTTGAGCAAGTCTTTTATGTTGTCCCTGAATATCGTTCAACGCAGTCAGTATTTTTATTGATTGATAGCTTTGTAAGTTGGGCCAAGCACATGAATGCAGGGCGTGTGCAGTGCGGTACTACAACAGGAATAAATACCCAGAGTTGTGTGCGCCTGTATAAGCATTTTGGCTTTACAGAGTACGGCACCTTACTGGACATGGAGCTTTAAACATGAATGACGTTATTCCACATGAAAATAAAGAGCTGTTAGCTCAAATCCTTGGTGAAGTTCAAAACCGTGAATACATAGACGTTGTTAGAGATATTCAACAGCAAATTACGGATCAAGCTGAATTGATTGAAGTGCCAGTGGTTCATCATTTTGCACCAGGTGTGTATATGCGTCAGATGGATGCAAAAGCAGGCACTTTGGTGGTCAGTAAGATGCACCGTACAGAACACTTCATAATGTTTTTAAAAGGAAGTTGCAGCGTGCTAACCGATGATGGTGTTGAATTGATCAAGGCGCCATGCGTGTTAAGAACAATGCCCGGAACAAAACGCATTGGCTATTTTCATGAAGATACTTCATGCATAACTATTCACCCTACCGATAGCACTGATTTAGAAGAAATCGAAAAGCAAGTGATCGTTCCTGAAGAAGAGATTGATCAATTCCTTGTAACAATCCAAGGCAAGTTTAAGGAGATTGAATAATGTCATGGGCAGCAGTAGCGGCGGTGGCCGCTGTAGCGGGTGCGGCAATTTCAGGTTATTCGAGTTATCAGAATAACAAAGCCGCAGGTGAACAAGCCGAAGCGGATGCGGATGCGCAAAAAGCTCGTGGTCGATTAGAAGCAGAGCGTATCAGAAAGGAGAAAGAAAAAACCCAATCCGCCGCACGTGCTGCTTTGGCTCAAAATGGCCTAGATGTGAATGAAGGCACAGCACTGGTTATCAATGATGAAATTGAACAGGCTGCAAATTACGATGCGAATATGGCTGAAATCACAGGCTATAACTCGTCACAACGTTTAAAGGCGCAGGCCAGTCAGTTTAAAAGCAATGCAAATACGGCAGCAGCAACAGGTGTTTTAAATGCTGTTTCTGCGGGTGCTAGTGGTTACAGTGCTATTAACAAGCAAGCCAATAAAACGCAAGGTTCGACAGGCGGAGGGTGGAAATAATGGCTAGAATCCCGATGGGCAACTTTGGCAATGCAATGCCACAGGTTGAACGTATCCAGATGCCTCAAAACAACTTAGATCAGCTTGGTTCCGCCATTGCTAACGCTGGAAGTTCTGTACATGGGGCATTTCAGGAAATCGATAAGCAAAAACAAGAAGCCGAAGTATCCGCTAAACGCCTTGAGCTGTACAACAACGAATTAGCCAAGCAAGAAGCAAAAGTTAAGCTTGATGACATCATGACCACTGAAATGAGTGAGCAAGTTACGCTTGTTAAAAACGGTGTGTCGAATGGCGATTACAATGCCAAGGCTGGGCAGGATGCTTTAAACAAGTGGTCAGAAGATCGGTACAAGCAAATTGAATCAGAACTGCCTGAGTTTGCACGTCCAGATTTAAACAACTACTGGCGTGACAATGTGAATCGTCAGGCTTCAGGTTTATTGCCGTTGCAACTTCGCGCAGATATGCAAAAAGGTGTTGTGCTAGCAGATCGCTATGGTGAAATAGCTTCACGTTATGACCGCAAGCAAGGACGTACATATTTAGAAACCAATCTTGCAAGCTTGAATCTCCCTGTAGCGGATGTGCAGGCGCGGGTAAATGCTTTTGAATCGGGCCAAGACATTCTTGAAATTGAAGGTGCTATTTCTAGTGCTATAGAAAACAAAGACACCAATTCATTGCGGCAGTTGATCACCAAAATGGATAACGGTGGATTTGGCTACACCGATGGACAGACATTACAACAAAAGAAAAATCAGGTTTTAAGCCGTATTGATGCACTTGATACCCAAGTACGAGTTGAAGAAAACAAGCGAAATTCAGAAGCAACCAAGCTCTTGAATGACTATAAAGCGAATGTTCTTACAGGTCGTGCTCAAGACTCAGAATATGAGAACAATGTGGGTAAGGCTGTAGCGGGAACTGAAAGCGAAGCTGAGTTTAATTTTTATAAAGCACAGTCTGTCAATATTCAAAAGTTTGCAAATTTACCGACTAGCGAAATGCTTAAGCGTATTAACCAACAAAAGGCTAATATGAAAACCACCGCTTCGGCTGATGCTGTCACAGAAGAAAAGTTACTCGGTGTATTTGAGGGGTTGTATAAAGACAGGCTTGAAACTGCGAAAAACAATCCAAATCAAATTGTGCGTGAAACTGGCTTGCAAGTGCATAGCTTAGGCGGAAACACGCTTAAATCGAATCCTGGTGCGTGGATTGATGGTGCAGTGGATAACGGTATTAGTCAGTTGTCTTTAAAAGATGCCAATATCACTTTAAAGCCTATTTCTGAGGAAGATTTGCCCGAAGCGAAGAAAGCCTTTGATGGTATGGGGGTCAATGAAAAGCTGAATTTTATTAGTGGTCTAATCTCTAAATCCAAAGGACATCCAAGAGGCGCAAGCATTTGGGGAGCCGTGCTAGGTCAATTAGGGTCAGGCGATCAAAACTATGTAGCTGCTGGCCTTGCTGATATGAATAAATTTCAAAGTACTGAGGGACGTAAGCTATCAACCTCCATCGTTAATGGTACGCAAATTCTAAAAAACAAACAGCTCATCATGCCTAAGGATACAGACTTAAAATCAGCATTTAACAATTATGTGGGAAATACCGTATCAGGTACGAGTGCCAATAATGCTTATAACGTATTCCGTGCAGTGTATGCCGATACCATGGAGGCACGAAATTTACAGCATGACAAAGCAGATGAGTTGCCGAACAAAGAAGTGCTGAAATTTGCTTTAGCTTTTGCCACTGGCGGTGTTCATCAACAGTCAGGAACATTTAAAAATTATATGGGTGGAAAGCTAGAGGGCTGGAAAGTATCTATGCCTTACGGAATGACCGATGATGCTTTTGAAAGTCGTCTTGATGCAGGCTATGCATCACTGGCAAAACACACAGGTATGACTGAAGCAGAGCTTAAAACCTTTCGTTTACGACAATCACCAGTACGAAGCAAAAAGGGCGAAATTCAATACGATTTACTCAACGAGCGCGGCACTCCATTACAGATCGATGGTGTTAATTGGCGAATCATGATTAATGGAGCAACTAAGTAATGAATTGGCTCAGTGAAATCGATGATAGCGAACAGCAATCTATCAATGAAATGAATGCAGGCGGCTTGGGTAAAGCTCCACAGCAGCCTAAAAAAGAAGTCGGTTTATTTGATGGTGCTGTAACTGCTATACCGCGTGGTGTGGCTGCGGGTGCTGTCAAAGTTTATGACACTGCTAAGAAGCCTTTTGAACGTGTTGCTGATCATTTACAGTACTCCATTGATGATGTGCAAAATGGCGGCTTAGATGGGGCTTTGGATGTACGTGAAAAATCATTTTCAGATGTGCATGAAGAAAAGAACAAAGACCGTCGTGACGCTTTAGTGATGCAGGTTGAAGAACTGCAAGATGCGCCGAACTCAGGACTGGTCGGTAATATGCTTTTTGGTGTTTCGGATTATGCTACTCGAGCTTTAATAGGTGCTCCGCTTGGTCCAGCAGGTGCGGCATTAACTACTGGTTTATCTGAAACAAACTACAGCCGTGAGGATTTAATTCATAAGGGTGTTGATGAAGATACAGCAACCACTACAGCTTTGATCGATGGTGGTGTTGCGGCAGCATCAACAATATTACCAATCAGCTATGGTTTTAAAGGCACTGGTGGGCTTGTCAAAGATGCAGCCCTATCGATTGGTGGGGCAACCGCTTTATCTACTGCGGGTCAATATGCTAGTGGTCAGGTGCTTGAGTCTGGTGGCTACGATAAACAAGCCAAAAAGTACGAAATTACAGGCGAGAGTGTCGGCACGGATTTAGCATTAAATGCGCTAATGTTTGGTGCAGCACGTGGGGCAAGTCGTTATCTAAATAAGACACCTGAGCAAGTCGAAGCCGAAATTGATCAAGAACGTGCGGCACTGGTTTTGAATGAATTGGAATTTGAAAAAACACTAACACCAGTCAAAGCAACTGATCCAGTTC